AGAGTCAGCATCAGCTAACTTAACATTTAACGGCACAACTTTAACTGTAGCTAATGATGCTTCTATATCAGGTCTTACTGTTGGTAGGGGTGTTAATGGTTCAGGAACTTATAATTCAGCATTTGGCGTAGGTGCTTTGGCTGGTTCTAATACTGGCAATGAAAATACCGCTATTGGCTTTAACACTTTAAATGTAAATACTTCAGGAGCATCTAATCTTGCCGTAGGTGATTTTGCTTTATCGGCAAATACAACTGGTTCAAACAATACAAGCATTGGGAGCGTTTCTCTTGCAAACAATACAACTGGCGGTTCAAACACAGCAATTGGTAGGCAGGCTTTACAACTTAACACCACCGCATCTAATAACACAGCAGTAGGTTATCAAGCTGGGTATGCAAACACTACAGGATATAACCAAGCTGCTTTAGGTTACCAAGCGTTATATTCAAACACTACTGGTGTTCAAAACACAGCCGTTGGTCAAGGTGCTTTACAGAACAACACAACTGCCAACAATAACACAGCCGTAGGTGCTGCTTCTTTATTGTCAAATTCAACTGGTGCTTCTAATGCAGCATTAGGATTTCAAGCTCTTTATTCCAACACCACCGCATCTAATAACACAGCAGTAGGTTATCAAGCTGGGTATAGTAATACTACTGGTGCACAAAATTGTGTACTTGGTAATGGCGCTTTATACGCTAATATTACAGGTTCACAAAATGCAGTTTTTGGTATGAACGCATTAAACGGAGGCGGAAGTAATAGTAATAACTCTGCTTTTGGATATGCTTCATTAAATAGTTTAGGTAATAATGCAAATAGCAATACTGGTATTGGCTCTAATGCTGGTCAATATATTACTAGCGGTGTAAATAATATTTGTATTGGTTCAAATAGTGGTTTAAGCTCTTCACCATCAGGAATTATTTCAACTCAATCAAATTATGCTTGTTTTGGTGACAATAACATTACCAATGCTTATATTAAAGTATCTTGGACTGTTACTTCTGATGCTAGAGATAAAACAGAAATAACGCCTGTATCTTTAGGTTTAGATTTTGTATCTAAATTAAATCCTGTATCTTACAAATTTACGGATAATCGCACAGATAAAAACCCAACTGGTGACACGCAATATGGTTTCTTGGCGCAGGAAATCCTTGCATTAGAAGGCAACAACCCAATTATTATTGATAACAAAGATGAAAATGCTTTGAAATATAAAGGCGAATCTTTAGTGCCTGTATTAGTCAAAGCAATCCAAGAACTCAAAGCAGAAGTAGATTCCCTTAAACAACAATTAGCGAGTAAATAATGGAAATAACTAAAGAACAACAAGTAGCACAAGACTATAAAGCCGCATTAGATAGCGTTGCTTTATTAGAAGCTGGCAAACCAACAAAAATGACTGATGCTGATTGGGCTGATACAGTTAAGCGTAATAAAGAACACCTTGAAATTCAAATTGCTAAAGGTGCAGAGTATTACGGTTCTAATGATTTAACACCATTTGAGAACGCTATTAAATAATGTTTACTTGGAAAATCTTAGAAGTTTCTGCTAAAGATGGCGTGATTAATCATGCTCGTTATCATGTCACCGCTTCAAGCGAAGATAAATCAGTAGAAACTGAAGGTAATTGGTATTTTGACTGCCCAACTGCAAAAGTGCCTTTTGACCAAGTTACCGAAGAAATGGTAGCTGGCTGGATTGAGGGCGAGGCAGTAAAAGATGGTCAATGCCACATTACCGCTAGATTACAAGAGCAGTTAGAGGCTATGGAAAATAAAGTCATACCACCCTGGCAACCACAAGTATTTAAACCTGAGATTTAATTATGACACAGCCAATAGACATCATTTCAAGAGCATTAAAAGATATTGGAGCTTTGGAAGCTGGAGAAACTCCAACCCCTGAAGCTGCTCAAGATGCTTTTGATATGCTGAACGATATGATTGATCAGTGGTCAAACGAAGATATGATGGTCTTCTATAAGACTGAAATTATTTTCCCTATTGTTTCAGGTCAAACTCAATATACTATTGGCCCAGGGGGACAAGTCGGCTCTATATTTACTGGTTCTATTTCAGGCAATATTCTAACTATTAGCTCTATCCAATCAGGCGCTATTTCTTTAGGAATGACCTTAAGTGGCGCTGGAATAGCATCAGGAACGACTATCACAGCATTTGCTACAGGCGCTGGCGGTAATGTAAACGAAGCTGGCACATATTTGGTCAATATTAACCAAAACGTAACAAGCGAAACAATCAACGCTTATTACCAGCGTCCTTTGCAAATTGACTCCGCCTTTGTGCGTATTAATACCAACTCAAACGGTGTGCCAATTATTAACGGTGGTTTGGACTATCCAGTAGCCATTTTAAACGTCAATGACTATGAAATGATTGGCCTTAAAACCCTAAATGGTTCTTGGCCTAAAGCTTTGTATTACCAGCCTGCTGAAACATTAGGAAACATATTTGTATGGCCTAATCCTAGCCAAGGCGAAATGCACATGTTTGCCGATACCATTTTTACTCGCTATACCAACTTAAATGACAATATTAACTTGCCACAAGGCTATACGATGGCTTTAAGATGGTGTTTGGCTGAGCGTTTAATGCCTATGTATGGCAAAGCGTCTCAAGTTCAAATAGCAATGATTCAGCAATATGCAGCACAAGGAAAAGCAACGGTCAAACGCACTAATATGAAACCTGTTCAATCCGCTCGTTTTGCTGATTCTATTTTGAGCAGCAGACAAAAAGATGCAGGATGGATTTTAAGCGGTGGCTTCTTTAGATAAGGTAAAAAATGCCAGACTTTGGTTTTGTTGGCCCATCATACGAAGCACCCTCGATTTACCAGGATGCGCAAGAGTGCATTAATTTCAGAGCAGAAATTGATCCATTAAAGTTGCCTGGACAGAGAGGTATTGTTGCTTTATACCCAACACCAGGGCTAACAGCCAAGGTTGTGTTGCCTAATACTCAAGAGGTTAGGGGTATGCGCACCGTTAGCGGTGGTATGCAAATGGTGGCCGTTTGTGGCCCTTATGTGTATGTTTTAACGTCTAACCTTACCCCCACAATTGTTGGCCAGCTAAATACTAGCTCAGGCCATGTAGGAATTACCGACAACGGTGTAAACGTCTATATTGTTGACGGTGCTTATCGCTATACCTGGCGGATCAATAACCCAACGGCAGCGACTATCCAAGGTTCTATTTCAGGCACTACTTTAACCGTAAGTCGCACCTTTTCAGGCACTTTAGCGGTTGGTCAGGCGCTATACGGTATTGGTTTAAGTAACGAAACCGTAATATTGTCAGGTTCAGGCACTACTTGGACATTAAACAAGTCGCAAACTGTTGCATCTACGCAAATATATGCGTCTAATACTATATCTTTCCAAGGCGCTATTGCCGATGTAGTAGTAAGCGGTGTTACTTACCATAACCTGACTGTAAGCCCATCGGTAACCCTATATTTAGGACAAACCATTGTTGGCTCAGGAATATCTGATGGCACAATCGTTACGCAAATAGTAACGGCAGGCTCTAGCTACTATATTAATAAGGCATACACAATCAGTTCAGAGCAAATGTATGCTTTGAACTTTACGGTTATTCCTAATACTGACGGTGCGTTTACTGGCGCTGATGTAGTAGATATTATGGATAACTATTTTGTTTATAACGATCCAGGCACACAAATATGGGCTGCTTCCGATGCCCTTAGCCCTATTACTCAGCCTTTAAGTTTTAGCTCTAAAGATGGCGCACCTGATAATTTGGTGTCTTTAATAGTAGACCACCGAGAAGTATATTTATTGGGCGAGAACTCAAGCGAGGTTTGGACGGATGTTGGTGCGTTCCCATTCCCTTTTCAGCGTATTCCAGGAACATCCACACAGCATGGAATCGTTGCTAAATTCTCGGTTGCTAGGGTTGGTAACTCGTTTGCTTATGTAAGTCGTAATATTCGTGGTCAAGCCCAAATTATGATGATGCAGGGCTATACCCCAACTCGCATTTCAACCCATGCGGTAGAAAATACCTTGGTAAATCAAAAGGTTGACGATGCTATTGCCTGGACTTACCAGCTTGAAGGACATGAGGTTTATGTAGTTTCATTCCCATCTTTAGACTTAACATGGGCTTATGACAACACAACCCAAATGTGGCATAAATGGCTTTATGTAGATAGCAATAACGTTTTTCACCGTCACAGAGGCAATTGCTTAGCTTTATTCCAGGGCATGGTTTTGGTTGGCGATTGGCAAAACGGTAAGATTTACGAGCTAGACCCTAATAACTATACCGATGACGGTGATGAAATCCGCAGGGTTCGTAGATGCCCTCATTTGGTGGAAGATTTACAGCGCCAATACTTTGACGAGCTTCAAATTCAATTCCAGCCTGGTGTCGGACAAGGCGGTAGCTTTATATCCGCAGGAACATTTATTGGGACAGATTTAGTAATTGGCCCTAATCAAATAGACACAATACCAGCGCCTGCTATTTATATTATTGGAACGGCATCTAACGTCAATTCAACGACCCCTTATACAAACCCACAGGCTATGTTGCGCTGGTCTAATGACGGTGGCTCGACTTGGAGTAGAGAGTATTGGATTCCTATTGGTCAGCAAGGTAAATATAAAAACCGAGCTATTTGGCGCAGATTAGGTATGGCAAGGGATCGAATTTATGAGGTGGTTATTACCGACCCTGTTAAAGCCGTTATTGTGTCTGCAAACCTTAAAGCAAGTGTAGGAGAAAACTAATGTCAACAGGCTTATGGTCTAGCTCGCAAAGCAATCCTTATCCCCAGTCGGAATTTTTAGATTCAACAACTAAAAGACCTACTAGGGCTTGGCAGCAATTCTTTTTAAATTTGCTTAATTTTAGCTCTGCGACCTCGGCAAGCGCAGGATCGGCAACCTTACCATCTAATCCTGTCGGCTTTATAAATGTGACTGTAAATGGTAAAAAATACAAGGTTCCCTATTATAATTTATAAAAATGATACTAAAACGCATATTGCCTGACGAAGTTGCGCAAAAATGGTCAAAAGTTGCTCCATTTATTGAAGATGCGCTTTTATATGCAGATGGTGATTACACATTAGATC